CGCGCGAAACGCGCAGGCGGGGGGGGGGATCAGCGCAGCACGGCCCGGCCTGTCGCGTACATGGATTTACTCTCACACAAAATATCACTAATAGGCCGATGAACGATGTCATCCACGAAACTGAAGTTGCTAAACGCCTTGGCGTTAATCGAAACACATTACGAGATCATCGTGAAAATGATTTAGTCAAAAATCTGCATTGGAAAAAAAATGGCCGCGCCATCTATTACACTCCAGAGGGCGTAGATCAGTTAATTAATTTGATAGGTGTCAGTATTACTGAAAATCAAAAAAAGGCCGTGAGTGAGCCGCCAGCGCCAGAAAAGCCGCGCCAGATGACTGTTTACGTTAAACGTCACAACATTCCTAATCCAAAAGCGCTATTGGCTGAAACATCAAGCGGCGATGAGGTGTGGGTTCGGGTTAGGGATAATAAAAATTTTAGGGTCATTGACTATCGAGGTGAGCGCATGGCGCTTGAGGTAGTGCCTGACGGAGCCGGGTGGGCTTTGAGTAGGCCATTACCCCGGTGGCCCGGTAAGTGGTGAGTGAATGGATACAAATCGATTTCAAGGACATTGTGGATCGAGTGAACCACAAAAGGAAAAAGTCGCGCTGGAATTGGATCAGGATCGAGCGGGACAACGAAAATCCGAAGGTGGCGCTCGTCGATCCACAGGGCCGTGTGTGGCTCTTAAAAATGAACAAAGGGACATGGCTTAAACCTTATGGGGAAACCTCTGACATGGATAGCCCTGAACCAGCAGCTCGACAATGCGGCGGCGAAACTTGTACTGGTGACAATGGCAGCATTAGCTAAAGAACATAAAGATAAGCCAAGTGTGGTTTATGCAAAAAAAGAGACAATTATGAAGTTCACTTGTTTGTCTCGCGCAAGCTATTACAGAGCCGTATCTGAATTAAAAACCAATGGTATTATTACTCAATTTGAAAATAACTATGGCCAAGTTGCATACACCTTAAATTTACTGTCTCAAATAGAGACTGATTCCCAAACTGAGACTGACGAATCTCAAATAGAGACTGATGAGTCTCAAATTGAGAGCCCCCTATATAGTAATCCTAATACTAATCCTAATACTTATATCATAGAGAAAAATATTTTTATGGAGAAGGTAAAGATGGGAGTACCCATACCAATGGATTTTGCTGAAGAATGGCATGACGAGTGTACCCGTAAAGGGCATTTTCAATACCCTAATGGCAATATCCGACCTTTCGGGAGGAATGTGAGCATGATGATCCGTGAATGTCAGCTTTGGTACAATAAAAAGCATCGAAATGAAAAACCAGAGTCTACATACGAAAAAAAATCGCGGCTCGATGCCTTAACTTTGCTGTTAAAACAGCATCCCGGCAGGCCGGATTCTGATATGCAGGCGAGCCGTGATGATTTTAAGGAATATAAAAGATATAAAGCGGAACACAGCAAACTACTGAAGGAATTGGCAGGCGTTTAATGAGCGATCTATCGATAAATCATACACTTGAGGGCGAGCAGGGGCTAATTGGCTGTTGCCTGCTCGATCCGATTACAAATATCGGAATGATTATCGAAAAATTGGGCGCGGATTCTGACAGGCTGTTTTACGATATTCGCTGTAGAACTGTATTTCAAGCAATGACCACCATGTTTACCAATGGTGATGGAATTGACCTGAGAACTTTAAATTTACAAATAAAAAAAGGCGGCGAAACACAGGATTACATTTCTTTTTTATTAGAGTGCGAAAACGCATCTCCCACGCCGGGTTTTGCCGAGGTTTATCTCAACGAGGTTTATGAAAAAATGATGCTTCGGCAAACGGTCAGCGTTTGTAATGAAGTTTTATTAAAAATTAAAAAGCCGGACGAGCATGGGGGAGTTGCTTCAATCGTAGATAAAGCTGAAGTAGATTTATTAGATTTAAATAGAAGTAAGGTATCTGAAAAACCCACATTGGACGGTCATCTCGAAACATTTATGGACGAGATGAATAATTACAAATACGGAGCTGGTAACATTACCGGCATATCTACCGGATTTGATTATTTGGACAAAATGACGGGAGGGTTTCATCCGGCTGAAATGATTGTTTTAGCCGGGAGGCCCGGCATGGGTAAGACATCGATTGCCATGAACATCGTTGAAAATATGCTGCTGAAGGGAACCAAAGTTGGCGTGTTTTCATTGGAAATGAGCGCAATGGAATTGGTTCGTCGGCTGGTATTTGCTAGGGCCAAAGGTAATTTTCAAAAATACCGAACAGGCTACATGGTAAAAGAAGACCTCCCTCCATTAGCTCATGCTGTTGTCGAATTAAGCGGTAAGGGTCTTTATATCAATGATGAATATGGAACCATCAGCGACATAAGAGCCAGAGCCAGACGAATGAAAGCAATGTTCAATGTGGATGTTGTGATGATCGATTATGCACAGTTGATACAAGGGGAGGGTAAGTACAGCTCACGGGAAAACGAGGTGGCAAAAATTTCAATGGGGATTAAGCAGATCGCCAAGGATTTGGAAGTTCCAGTTTTAGCGCTGGCACAAATGAATCGAGAATCTGAAAGAGATACCCGCGCCCCAAAAATGTCTGACATTCGCGAATCCGGCCATCTGGAGCAGGACGCTGATGCCATAATGATGCTGCACAATGCCCGGCCAAAAGATGATAATGAATTGGAAAAATGGGAGGAGGCAGGAATTGGCGGTCATACAAAAGAGGATTTTTCAAAAAAAGTGCTGCGGCGTGATCTGTATATCACAAAGCAACGAAACGGCCCGGTAGGCGATTGTAACTTTATATTTCATAAAGCCTCCATGTCGTTTCAAGAGTACAACGAAAAAGTGAGATTACAGTTAAAAGCTGATTACGAAGCTGAGTTGCAAAAAAATAAGAAAAAAAATTTGGCAACATGAACTCTGTCATGCGGGTGCATAACAATGAAAGGGATCCAATCATGTTCTTTGCTGAGTGGCAAAGGGGCCACAGCCTTAACTGGGCGGCTAATCCAGTTAAGGCTGAAACTTTGTTCTGCCCTTCTTTCCAAATCCCGTTCTTCACGGGTTTCTACAATGTGTCTTCTTAAAAGGGCAGAGCAACTTTTTTAGCATAACGTAAAAACAAAAAAATGAATCATTATATAGCACAAGGGAATCTGGGCGCTGATCCAGAGATGAGGCAAGTAGGCGACAAACGGGTATGGGCTTTTCCTATCTACGTTAAGACGGGTTCAAGGAAAGATGACATTCTAATGAAATGCAACGCCTGGGAAAATGTTGGGGAAATGATTTCCAAATATTTTACATCTGGCAAACCGATTACTGTTTACGGTGAATTGGAATTAAATGAATGGGAGCGTGGTGGCACAAAATATAAAGATTACCAACTAAATGTTCGTGGTTGGAGCTTTGTGAATTTTGGTCAACCACAACAACAAAAAGAGGATTCAAATGGCCCGTTCTAAATCTTTAACTGGCAAGATGCACCATTCAATCGATGAAGCTGATCCGGTTGGTGAAATTGGAACAAAGCATATTGAAGGTGTTAAAAATGTGGTTGATAAAGGTGCTGCTAAATTTTGGGCTAAAAGAGGGATGAAAGACCCAAGTACGCACGGGTATAATTATGGGGGAAAAACAGCAGAAGCTGGAGATTCAGAGTGACGCATTAGAAACACCTCTTTTGCCCCAGCCGGTGCAAAACGAATTGTTCTCTGTTGATGATTATGAATGTTCCAAGCAAATGGTTTCAGCTTATGAAGCCAAGCCGGGACAGTTTAGTGGCAAGATTCTTGAGCGGCAAAAGGAGCTGGTGGACAACATCTTGGAACGCGCTGTTGCAGGATGGTCGATTCTGCAAATATCAAAAACATTCAAGGTTAGCCGCAACTCTGTAAGCGCTCTCATTCAACGTGCAGAAATTGATGGCCGCATTCAGTCTTATGAAAAGCAGCTTGAGGAGCAGCTTAAACACAACGTCATGCTCTCCAATGATGTTATCAGGGAGAGGCTTGAGCAGGGAGGTATGAAGGATAAAGACCTGATTATGTTTATGGGAATTGGCACGGATAAACTGTTTACCTTAATGGGTAAGGCCACCAGCCGGGTGGAGCATTCATTTAAGGATAACAGTAGTGATTTTAATGACAGTATTATGGCTTTAGTTGAGGAGGGAAAAAAACTTTTAGCTGAAAAAGATGCAGCAATAGATGTCGAATCAGAACCAGACATTCAAGGGGTTCAAGCAGACTCAGTTCCCAGCAATACCGGAAATTAAACCGGAGGAAATTGCCATCATAGCCCAAAGCAAAGGGCTTAATAAGGTGGTCGAAGTGCTGGAGCGCCGTGAGAAGATTATTCACATGGCAAAGACTGATCCTATGCGTCATGGCATTGTGCTTGATCCTTGGAAGGATGCTTATCGCTTAATGGAGGAATCCGATGAGATTCTAATCTTGGGTGGTAACAGGGCATCAAAAACTGACTTTGCGGCGCGGGCAGCCGTGGAAACTATGGTCAAAGATGAACGCCGAAATGTTTGGTGTCTTCACTCGACCTTGCCTAGCTCGATCGAAATGCAGCAACCCGTTATTAGGCGTTATCTGCCGAAAGAGTGGAGGGACATAGGCAAGCAAGGGCAGACTACAAATGTTCGTTGGACAGACAAAGGCGGCTTCGCAGATCAGGTTTTCATTCTCCCTAACGGCTCCCGTTGCCGCTTCTTAAATTACTCCATGAATGAGTCGGTGTTTGAGGGAGGCGAACTCGACCTGATATGGGCTGACGAGCTGATCGGCTACGAGCTGGTTAAGACGCTACGGTTTCGTATCGCAACCAGATCAGGCAAGCTCATCATTTCTTTTACCCCGGTCAAGGGCTACAGCATGGTGGTTAAGGAATTTATTGCTGGGGCAAAAATATTGGAATCCCGACCAGCGCCCCTGCTGGAGCCGGATCGTGTTCATGTGCCGGGATGTCCACCCGGCGAAATGCCCTACATTCTGCAACCCATGAGAAGCAACGCGCGAGTGATATGCTTCCACTCAATTTGGAATCCGTTTGGTGGTTATGAAAACATCGTCAATATGCTGGAAGGCAAATCATCCGAGGAAGTTAAAATTCGTGCCTACGGATGGGCTGAAAGACTTGAAGGTAAAGCGTTCCCGAAATTCAACGAAAAGGTTCATGTGGTCGATCCCAAAGATATTCCAACAAAGGGAACTCGATATTGTGCCTGCGACCCCGGCGGGACAAAAAACTGGTTTTTAAAATGGTATATCGTCGATGACCTAGAGCGTGTGTGGCTTTACAGAGAGTGGCCGGATCGAAAGAAGTATGGGGAATGGGCGCTGCCGGGAGATAAGCCCGATGGCAAGCCCGGCCCGGCACAAACCCCTTTGGGAATGTCGATACTATCCTACAAAAAATTATTAGCCGAGTTGGAAAGGGATGAGGAAATATTTGAGCGTGTGATCGATCCGCGAGGTGGGGGCGCTGAAGTGCCAAATATTAAACAGGGCCAAAGCATCATATCCATGATGGAGGAGGAGCAGCTTGATCCAAATGGTGATGTGGCGGGGCCATCTTACATTTGGTACGCCGGGCCGGGAGGTGACATCGAGGACGGCATTCATGTCATCAATAACCTTTTTGATTACGATGAAACCCAGCCGGTCAGCGCCATGAATAGCCCCAAGTATTTTATTTCAAGCGATTGCGAACAAAGTATCTATGCCTACTCTGAATACACCGGGCTGGACGGTTTAAAGGGAGCGCTGAAGGATGTAGTTGATCCAGACCGTTATTTGTTTAAAAGAGAAATTATGTATGTGGACGATCAAGCGATGATCGCTACGGGAGGCTTTGAGCCAGCCGGGTATTCTTCACGCGCCTACAACACCGATTTTGATTTATGAATCGCTGTGACGAAACCTTGTTATCCTGTGAGAGTTGCGGCGCTGATGCGATGGAGCAATGGGCATTTGGCGCTCAACTATGTGCCTCCTGCGCTGTGCTGGTTGGAATGTGTAAAACGAATAAAACTGCCGATTGTGAAGACCCTGTAGAGATTTGCCGGGAAGTGTTTAAGGATGTTCAAAATCAACTGGACGGCAATCGTAATTATAAAGCTAAATTTGATAAAATTAACTATGTGGATTCCAAATACATTAGCAAAAAAGATTTTGATTTAATCGAAAAATTAAGAAATTTGCCCGGTAGGTATCTGGCTGAGAAAAAGGCACTATCTGATAATTTAAAAGCTGCCGAAGATGAAAACACGAAGTTAAGGGAAGAAATAAAGAAATTAAAAAGCAGGGATATGGATGCTTTGAAAAAGCGAATTGATACATTAGCTAGGGAAAAACAAAGATTTAGCAGTAATGGAACGCACGTTTATGTTTCTAAAGATAAAATATTAAAAGGAAAAGAGCTTAACTATATGCAGTTTCATTTTTTGTATGTTCTCGCTCATTACGGCAGGCCAATGAGCAGGGCAGATATTATTCAAAAAGTCAGAGATCGATTACTTTTAGCGCAAGATAAGTTATTTAATCAGTTTAATACTTTGGAGGCTAATTATTTAGTTTTAGGTCAATTAATTGAAAATACTGTAGCTTACTATTTAACACCTTATGGATTTGTTAAATTTCGTGAGCATTGTGGTCTGTATCACGAAGCAAGCGACCCTTGGGGATAAATGGCATTTTGTAGTCAAGATTTTTGGTGTCGACGTAGTCGATTCAACTACGTCGACACTAAAGTTTTTAAGTTGGTATGAAAGTTGATGAATTACCTTTGTTGTTAAAACCGAGCCGAGTTACTGAGATAACCGGCCTAACAAACCACAGGCTTCGTGAGCTGGTGAAACTTGGTGAGTTGGAGGTTAAGAATGTGAGAGGATCAACAAATCCGCTCTACACCCGTGAAAGCCTTAAAAAATACCTAAATTTAAATGGACAAGAATTATTATCATAAACACCCCGAACAGATAGAAACGGATATTATTGATCTCACCCATGACCACCGCTTTTTAGCGTTAATGGTTTATTTAGATCAGCAAATCAACATAGAAAGCTACGAAAGTGGTAGCCAAAAGGTTTTGGAAAATTACGGCTTAATTGCCCATAAAGCAGGCAGATTAAACGCTTTGATTGATTTTCGTGATTATTTGAACGCCAAATCAACAGATGATAATAGGTAATTTAATCAAACGCCTATAAACGCCTACTAACGCTTATCATCGCTTAACTAGACAGTATTGTCGTTAAGAACTCTGCCCGTTTAAAGCTCTGCCTTTAAGCGGGTTTTTCTGTTGGTTGACCCGTCAAAAAAATAACCGCTGATAACCGACTTTGCAGGTAATAGCAATGGAAGCACCAGTTATAGATGCAGAAAAAGGCGCAGCGACCGCCGAGGAAACTCCTGTCGCGGATAACCTATCCTTCGAGGGTCTGGGGGATTTGTTGAAACAAAATGCCGACCCACAAGAGCAGGAAAGTGCTGACGGCGCGGATGAGCAGCCGCCAGCAGAGGCAGAACCTGAGCCAGAGGAGACAGCCGATCCCGATCAGGCTCCAGAGGAAGCAGAACCAGAACCGGAGGAATCCGAGCCTGATGAAGCTGAATCTGGAATCAGCGACAAGGCACAAGCCAAAATCGACAAACGGATCAGCAGTTATGCGGCAAGGGCAAAAGCAGCAGAGGAACGGGCGCGGGAAATTGAAAAAGCCAACGAGGCGTTAGAATCCGAAAAAACCAAGTTGCAGGAACAGATCGAAAAGGCCGGGACTGAACAGTTACTAGCCAATGACCCATTAGCTGATGTGGTCAGCAAAAGCGAACTGGACAAGCAGCAAAAGCAATTTCGTGAAATGAAGCGCTGGGCAAGTCGCAATCTCGATGGTGGGACATATAAGTATGCCAACGGAGAGGAGCGAGAATTTTCCGCTGATGAGGTTCAAACTATACACGATAACGCAGAGGATATGCTGGAAATCCACATACCCACTCGTCAGCAGTATTTGGAGAACCACAGCCGGTTTGAGCAGCTTGTAGGTGAGCAGTTTCCCGAATGGAATGAACCCAATAGCAAGGCTTACACGGAAAACATGGAAGTCGTGCGTCAAATGCCGGAACTCAAAAGGTTTCCCAACTGGAAGCAGTTGGTAAGCGTTTTCCGGCTTGGGTATCAGGAGTATGACAAAATGCGCCAACCATCCGAGAAGCCCAAAACCAAGAAGGTTGAAAAAGCATCAACCCCGACAAGCGTACCCTCACCCTCCGCAGCTCCAGCCCCAGCAAGAAACGCAAATCTGCAAGCTGATTTCGCCGCAGCCCAAAAAGCTGTCGATGAATCCAATGGATCACCGGAAGCCTATGCTCAAATGCTCATAGCAAAAGACCGCCTCGCGCAAGCAGAGGCAATAAATTGATAAGCATATAGAACTATGGCTAGTGCAAACAGCTATTCCACTCCCTCCACCACAGGTGGCAACAGGGAAGACTTGCGAGACGTTTTAACTATACTGGAGCCAGAACAGACTCCAGTCGTCTCGGCCATTCGCAAGGGGCCGGGGCCACGGGGAACCTCTACAGAGGTTCTAGCAGATGAACTGGATAAACCGCAAATTGGCGGTCAGCCAGAAGGTAAGGACATCACTTCGTTCTCAAACAAAGCCACAAAGCGTCAGCGCTTTGGAAACTATATCCAAATTCAGTCGCGCGACTTTGGGGTGACTGATGTTCAGCAGTTGGTGGATACAGCCGCCGTTTCTGACGAGTACGCTTATGCCAAAATGAAAACGCTTCGCGAAATGAAGCGCGACATTGAGGCTACCATTTGTTCCGACAATGAGAAGCAAAGCGGTAACGGAAATGACGAATGGAAAACTCGCGGGTTGTTCCGTTGGTTGCGCGGTAGCGCAAGCTCACCTTCAAGCGATATTCCAACCGAATATCAAACGCCGACAGCACAGGATTATCTTGGAGCGGGTTCTGGCGCTTTTGCTGAAACCGACTTGAACAATGTGTTGCAAAGCCTGTTTGAAACTCATTCTTCCAAGAGGCAGTACATGGGTGTTTTCTCTCCAAATGTTGTAGAGGGAATCGATCTGTTTACTCGCGTGGAAGGAACTAATGGGCGGGAGCGCTATACGATCAACGACAATGCTGCCACCAAGACAATTAACTTGGAGGTTAAAGTGTTTAATAGTTCGTTTGGTCGTATCAACGTCATACCGTCAGTTTTCTTAAACTGGGATAATGCTGCTGCTAATGAAGGGGCGGCAAACACGTTTGATGAAGATGCAGGATTGTTGCTCGATCTCTCATTACTGGAGCTTCAATACATGATGCCTCTCACCGTTCAAAATATGGACGATGAAGGCGGTGGTAAGCGCGGATTTGCCAAGACCATTTACAGTCTTTGTTGCAAAAATCCAAAAGGATTAGCGCGGTTCCGTAACGCTGACAAAACCTTGGAATAAGAAAGGAGGAAACTGAATTGAGAACTTATAGATTAACAAATCAGGAGCGAGCCGGTCTTGGGTTCACGCATCAAATTGTCGTGGATTACAAAGACTTAACAGCCGCAGCTACTACTCAAATTATTGATCTGGTCACTCTTACCCAAAATACCATCATTGATGATATTGTGGTGTTAAGAATTGATGATCCGTTTTTGGGAACGGGAGGCAACCTTGGTGTTGAGA